TTAACAACTTGTTTGATAAGTTCTTTTAATTGAGTTAATTTCATTTTATTCTGATATTTTTCGTATTTGTTGTTCTAATCTTATAAGTCTTTCCTTTATCTTATAAATATTACTATTTGTTCTTTTCCAAAAAGACTGATTAGAAACTCCGTTTTCTGATTTTAATTTACCGTACCAACCCAAAAACTTTTCTATTTCTGCAAGTTGTTTGTTTATGTTTGAAATACCTCTATTTACTTTTGTAGTAGCAGGTGCTTCTTCTTTTTTCAATGCAATCCAACGATTTTCATTCATTACAAAGTTTCCATCTTTATCCGATACATAGTAAGCAACCATATTATACGAACCTCCTCTTTGTTTTTCAAGCTTCTCTACTTCTTTTTTTGCTTCTTTGTATGATGAATAAGAATCTTTAAAAACTCCTTTACCTTGCCCTCTACCTTTGTTATACCCTACATAGTATAAACCTTCTTTTACCACACTATATCCGGTTAATGCTGCTTGCTTTTTACCTTTTTTATCCTCATCTTCTTTTCTACCAAATGCGTATGGAGTACCATATCCAGCTACATCGCCTGTTGTAGTAGCTTCATCAACTTTCAATTCAGCATCTTTATACATACCACTAACCTTAGCATCTAATTCTGCTGCTAGCTTCTTCTTTTGTGCCGTTAAAGTTTTTAATTGTTGAATGTGTTGTTTTTCTTCTGGAGTTCCTTTAGATTTTTTATATAATTCTAAATGTTTTTCCATAGAATCGATTACTTTCATATAATCGGTTTGAATTGCTCTAACTGAACGTAATTCGGATAAAACCACTTCTTTGATTTTATCAGGCAATCCTTTATGTGAAGTTGATGCGAAATCTTTTGCATCTTTATCAGACATAGAATCAGCAGCTTTTTGAACCTCTGGAGATGGATTTTCCATATCGCCCTTTTGTGCGGCGTGAACCATGCCCATAAATCTTTGTTGTGCTTTACTTACTGCTGGCATTTTTTAGTTCTTTTAAAAGTTCATAAGACATCATTAATGCCGATAAATGTGATTCTTTTAATTTCTTAACAGTCTTAATTTTCTTAATGTTAGAAATAGTTTCTGCTAATTTAATCTTTGTTACCTTATCTGAAACTTTAGAACCAATTTGCTTTAATCCTTCTGATAAAGAATTAACTTCATTATTAACATACTCCTTTAATTTTCCGGTGTTGTTAATATTGTTAATATATTCTTTAAGTAAGTTTTTTTGTTCTTCTGATAAATTATTATATTTTTTGTTGAAGTTTTCAACTAACATTTTATATGATAGCATTCTAACTTCTTCATCCTGCTTTCTATATTCTTCTAAAACTCTATCATTTACTTTCTTATCTTTATTTTCAATTGAAGAATTAATTATATTTTCAACAATTGTAAATTTGGAATTAACAATATCCTTTGGTTCAAATGATTCTTTAGTAATCGTTGCTTCAAATACTTTGTAAATTGATGCTAATGATTTATAATTTGAAATTGGAGATTTTACAAACTCATCAATATTATAAGTTTCTTTTATCTGCTTTATAAGATTATATTTTTCTTTTGTAAGTTTTTGCTCATCCAATCTTTTACGAGCTTCGCACACAGTTTCTACAAATTTTTCAGCCTTTGATTCTGAATTATATTTTTCATTAATCAAATACTGATATAGTTTTAATTCTTTTGAAAGTTCTTTTTTAGAAGAAAAAAATTCTTTTAATATCTTCTCAGCTTTTGAACTGGTTTTGCCAGACATGATTTCAGATGTAATCTGTCTTACTAACAACTCAAAAATGAATCCTGTGTTTTTAAACTTTGAATGTTTAATATTTTTCATCAATTATATAATTTCTCTGATATAAATATACTTTTCTTTTAGATTATTACTCCTTATCCAAATTCTCTGTCAAAATCGTCTTTTTATTACCATCCATATCCTTAAATACTTCTAAATAGGAAGTTTTTCTGGGTTTATATTTGACAGAACCTTCTTTTTGTTTAAGAGTTTTAATTCCTAATGGGTCTCTACCTTCGGGATGGTCATCTTTACCATATCTAACCGGGTCTTTTGGTCTACCAACTCCATCTTCTGCTAATTCATTTTTTATCCTCTGAATTTCTTCCTCCACATCGGTTGGAGCATCTGTTCCTGTTTCTTTTGCTGGGTCAACACCCTGCGTTTCAATAGATGTTAATCTGAACATTTGTTTAGTATCTTCTAATACTGCAACTGTTTGTTCATCTTGCTCATCTTGTGCCATTCCCATAATAGACTGATACATCCATTCTTTAGAGAACATCTTTGTTTGTTGCATTTGTTGAATCAATGCTACTTTTGATGTGTATAACTCAACTTTCTCTTGCTCATATATTTTTGATGGAGTAGTTAGTTCTAATGAAAAATCTGTCAAACTATCATCATCAATTCCTTGCGAATATAAGTGAACGATTGCGATTTTTGTTAATTCTGAAATAAGTACTCTTTGAATTCTTTCGATTGTTTTTGCAAATCTAATATCTTGCGCTGCTAATGTTGCTTTACCATTAATATCTTCTTCGTATCCTAAGAATGCTTTGGGAATCTTTAAAGATGACATCAATTTATTTTTAAGATAATTGATATCATCAATCATATTATATTCTAATCCTTTTAATGTATCGATAGATGTACCATTGTCACTACCACGAACTGGCATATAGTAATCTTCGATAAGGTTCTGCATATTGTATTTTAAGTTATACTCACCCGTTTTTTCATCAACAAATGGAACTTTTTTAGATGCATTGATAATCTTTTGCATGTAGTTATCCACTTCGTTTGGCGGGATATTACCAACATCTACTTTGAAAATTCTCTTTTCGGGAGCTCTCATTACTCTATGAATTAACATAGCATCTTCCATAAGAGATAGCTGCTTCCAAACCCTTCTACCACCTTCAATCATAGATTTTCCGTAAGGTAAGAAGTTTGCATCTGAATTTAAACGGAAGTGAGCTACTTCATAGTTTTCGTATTCTTTTTTATTTCCTGCATTAGCTGGAGAATAACCACTATTTGGATTCATAAATGGCGAATATACGAATTTTACTCTTTGTGGATTTTGTATATCAAACCCCTCAACTCTACTTGTTTCGTAAACAGACATAGGAATTACGTTTACAATTCCTAACCCTTCTGCCATTTCTAATTGTAAAAATAAATCACCATACTTTACTAAATTTCTAGTCCAAGGCCATAATGTGAATTCTATATTCATAATATCATAAAACAAATTTTCTAAAATTTGCTTTACATTATCATCTGGGTGATGTATTTTTAATATATTACCTTGTTCGTTTTTTGCAGTACATTCATCAGCGTATATATCTAATGCCGATGATAATATCGGGTCCATATCCATTGAATCGTAATCTCTAAACAAGTCGATTCTAACTTGCTGATAAGCCATAGCCGATTCTATCAAACCTCCACTAAATTGTGGGGTTCTCATACGCATGTATCTGTCTACTAAGTTTGTTGTTAAACTTTGATGTTCGTCTGTATCTATTACCTTAATACCCTTTTCCGTTTTACGAACTATGGTATTAGTTGAAAATAGTTTTTGTAACCTACCAAAAAATGATTTATCTGATGCCATTTTGTTTTTAAATAATTGTAATTGTTAAATATATGGAAAATTTTTGGAATTTCCAAAAAATTACCATTTTCTACAAGACCAATATCTTGCCTTCCATCTTGGACCTGGAGTATCACAATTATGTCTGGCTCTGAATGATTTTCTTCTTTCAGGATTTGATTTTTTAATTCTCATATTTGGGTCACCAAAGTTTACTTTAACAACGTTACCGCTTGCATTTTTTACATAAACTTTAAATTTCTTAACATCACCTTGCATTGGTTTACCCAATTGAACTTTTCTACCTTGGTATTCGGCTTCATAAACACAATTACAATTAGCTTCTGCTAAATATTGTGTGTACTCCCTCATAAACTGAACAAACTCTTTCATATCTTGTTCGTTCTCTACATCATATTCTTCTACTTCATCTATCTGCTCATTTACTTTTTTTGAATTTACGGGCATTAAATTTACTAATTTCATATCTTTATTATTTTCATTTACAGGTACACAATTTGGAACTTCTTTACCATTTTTGTTTTTCATACCAACTTGCTTGTATCCATCCCAACAAGGACCTTCGTTTACTATATCTTCATTCTTACATGCTTTCCAACCACCACCTTTTGATTTGTAGTTTTTTGCAGCCCAACCATTTGCATATGCTGAAGGATAAACATCAAATTTACTTTTAGCAGCTGCTTTAGATGCTGACCACTTTCCAGGGTCTGTTGGACAATTCTTTTCTAAAAAAAGATTTAATTTTTCTTCTATACTCATAGTTTCATTTTTTTTCTTGCCTTGGCAATGTGCTCTTTGGCTGAAACCTTTTGGGTTATTACAATCTATGCTCCTTTTATATTTTTCACTCCACTCTTCGTTTTTAGGTTTGGTAGAAACATATATTGGTGTTTTGCCTTGTCCCTTACTATCACTCCCACCTCTACCAGCTGCATTTTGTGCGGCTCTTTTTCTACGAGTTGCAGATTCTTTTTCCTTTTTACTCATTCCAGCAGCTTTTGCCGCAGGAACACATTTTGCATATCCACTCTTTTCTCCGGAAGTTCCACATGGTGGGTGTTTACCATCAACCTTTTTGCCGATGTTGACCCACTTTTCCTTAAACCACTTATTTAAATCTTCCTTCATCTATAATAGTTTCAACATATAAATATATAAAAATTAACGAAGTAACCAAGTTAGATTTTCTTTCTCTCCTCTACCCAACTCCATTTCATATGGATTCTTCTGCTGCCAGTTAGAAGTATATACCCCTGTACTGTTTTGTATTGTGGTTGCATTTAACATATTTCTTGTCAAATCTATACCTTCTTGTCTTAAACGAAGTGCGGTATTTCTAACCCACAATCCAATTCCTAACGCCATTACCAAGTCATCATTATATCCTTTCATTGCTTCCGCTCTACCACCATTCCAAATAAATGTAAACAATTCATCTATCAATCTATTAGAACGAATCAAAATATCCTTATCAGTCATATAGGTATCCAATGCTGATATAATCAAAGGACGGGTTCTAGATGTTGTAGAAAATCCTGCGACCATTTGCCTCTCCTGTCTATAATATTTGTTAGACATTTGTTTTTCAACATCTACATATTGTAAATCGTTACTCATATAGAATAGATTCGGATATCCTCTATCTATAATTTGCTGAATACAAGCCCAACCTACGTTTGAATTCTCCACCACTAACAATGCGTTATTATATTCAGTTGCTAATGCGGTTAAAAAGTTTCCAAAATCTTTTGTGTCAATCTTACCTCTATATTCACCAACTTGCGATGAATCTTCTATATCAATGATTTGAGCAGTAGAATAGTCACTTCCATCTCCTCTTGCCACGTCGGCAGATATCATATATTGTCTATTGTAATTAGGATGTTCCCATATCCAAAGGTTTCCATCAAACCCTCTCTTTTCTACGGGCTCCATAACGTATGTATCTTTATACCACGTTAATAACGCCGGGTCGATTACAGTATCACCCGAACCAATAAAGTCACAATCACATTCTTGTGCTGCTCCTTTAACTCCTAAAATACGAGTTTGTTCATCTCTCCACGCTTGGTTTCTTTCAGGGTGTACAGTCCAATGTAGATTAATACAATTGAATCCATTTGCACCACTTTCACCTTCTACCCACATTTTATGGAACCAGTTACCCACACCATTTGGCGTAGATAATACAATAGCAGAACCACCCGTTGATAGGGTTGATTGTGCTGATAACCAAATCTCATCGATATCTCTAATGAATGCTGCCTCATCCACAACCAATAGTGATAAGGCTTCAGAACGACCTGCATCTGGAGAAGATGCGATTGCTTTTACCTGTGAACCATTTTTTAATTTAAGTGATAATTTGTTATCTTCAACGGATGAATTACCACCATCTCTTAACCATACAGGCAGTAAATCGTGCATAACTCTAACCTTCTCTACTAGGTTTTTCGCAACAGTTACTTTAGTTGCAATAACCAACGCATTGAAGTCTTGGTTGAATAACATCTTCCAAAGTATAAAGCCCGCCGATAAAGTTGATAAACCTAACTGGCGGGATTTAAGAATGATGTTAAATCTATTATCTTTAAAATCATCTAAACAATTTTCCTGAAACGGGTATAAGTGAAATGGTATTTTACCACGAGTAGGGTGCTGAATAACACAATACTTTTTCATAAAGTATATTGGGTCTAAAGCACACTTCTTATACTCATCAGCGATGATTTCTTTTAGAGTCTTTTTAGGTTGCCCTTGAACACTCATTATTTTTTAACTTTGATTTTCCAATAAGTACCAAATCCAACGTATGGTGAAAATGCACCGGTAGTACCATCAACTACTCTATTGTTTACACCTAAAGTAAATTGATATATTTTATCTTTTTTAGTTTTTAACATTACACCTGCTCCAACCGAAGAAACTACATCTGCTTTATTAAATCCACCATTTAATCCATAATAAACTTGCATTTTAGCTGGCTCTTTAACAATAAGTTCTTCTTTAATAACTCTTTCTTTAACTTTAGCATCCCAAGTTCTACCTAAGATTCTATTCTTTGTGATAGTATCGGTAAGAGCGATAGTTCCTAAGCCACCATCCAATACTAATGTATCTTTATAAACAATCTTAGCTAAGTAATCTTTAAGTATTGCTGCACTATCTACATTTACCATTTCTTTAAGTACTAAAGTATCTACATCAATTACTTCATGTACAATATCTTTACCCTTTTTAGTTACCACTTTTACTTTCTCTACTTCAATAGTGTCAATTGTATGTTTTATAACTTCATATTTTTTACCATCAATTCTGATAGTTCTTCCACCTGGCATTACCCCACCTGGGTTAAACCATTGTAATAAAATCCAAATTACTAATGCTACAATAGCAATGTTTTTAAAATTCAATAATTTTTTCATAATTTTTTAATTTTTTATAAGCTCTGGGTGATTCAATTCACGTAACTTATCTTCTAATGCTGCTTTCCTATCCAATAGAGCTTCAATTGCTTCGGTAGCACCATCTATATCTTTTTGTAAATCTTCTTTTACTTTATCCATATCAACATCGTAATTCCATTTCTCAATTCTACCATCTTCATTTACGAATTCTAATGTTTTAGAAAGTCCAGCTAGCGCATCTTCAAATCTCATTTTTAAATCTCTAACATACGCTATTTGATTTCTTGTTATTTTATAATCTGCATAAAAAGGAAACGTTCCATCTATTTTTAATTTTGTTTCCATTTTTGCCAAACAATTTGAACAATATCCTGTTTTACGGATTAACTTTTTATCAGCGTGTCCATATTGTATAGTATTACAATCTTCTGCGGAGCAAGTATTTAACTTTTCTAAATATGCTCTAACATCATCTAATTGTGATACTGATATTTTATACCCCTCCTTTTGTTCCCATTTCTTACCCTCTTTATCAGTCCAAATTTCACCAACGTTTCTTTTGGTTTCTACTTCACCTTCGTAACCATGTACTTTTTGTGTATTATCATCTCTACCAAATACCGTATCTATAATCTTTTTACGGGTTGGATGAATGTAATTATTTTTTTCTTCAAAGCTTTTTCTCTTTGCCATAATATTATTTGTTTATAACTTATTTATATATACATATATATATATAATTTATCTTCCAAACTTAAAAATTCCTAAAATTTGATTCAACGGAGCGAATGTGCCCGTTAATTTATAGGTATTTCCTTTGTAAAAGAATACTAATCCTTCGTTTGGAACTAACTTTTCAAATCCACCAATAGCGTTTAATCTAGCCAATTCCTTTTCCAATCTTTTTATTTGAGCTTCACTACCACCACTTCTGATATCAGATATTGATGATTCTAATGATGTTTTAATTGATTGTAAAGCCGCATCAGGCTGAGCCGTTAGTACTGAACTCATAAATGAAAGAACTTCTGCGCCAACTCCTAAAAAGATATCTTCAAATTTACGAAGATTTCCTTTCATAATTTTATCCTTTGCATCCTTATCAACTCCATCTGCCCACTTTCTGGCATCCTCATCTGCAATTGATTTAATTGTAAACGATTTATTATCAAATGCCCATCTTCTTGCTAATCCCTCTTTTTCTAATTGTGCTAAATTCTTTTTTGATTTGTTTACAAAATTCATCCACCAAGCATAGTGATATTCAGCTACACCATCTCTATCGGATAATCCGAATTCAGATTGTAGTTTGGATAACATACCATTAAACTTACCTTTTTGAGAACTTAACTTTTCATCCTTCGGTAACTTTGTAATTGGAGGTCCTTGAATTGTGTAAGTGTCTTGTACGTGCTTATTGATTTGTTTAATCATAGATGCTAATTTACTTTCAGCACCTTTTACACTACCTATTGCATTTCCTTTCTCATCGTATTCAACCACATTATGGAATATTAATAGATTTTGTCCATATGGGATTACGTTTGCGTTTTGTGGATAGATTACTTCTAAATTACAAAATGCTGAACCATCTTTGAATATACTTTGTCTTTCTTTTTCGCTCAATCCACTAATTGCTGAATATAAATCTCTCATTGCGAAATTATATGCATCACTCAATGCACCTCTACCACCAAATTTAGATGCCAACGCATTCATATCTAAAGCGCTTGCTCCACCATTTGCCAAATGTCCTTTATTACGAGCTGCAATTAACTTACCATTTTTCCAACTGATTGCTAATGCCTGTCCATCAGTTTTCTCTCTTACTACTCCCAATTTACCATCTAAGGCGTTATTGATGATTTTTTTTAAATCACCAAATGTAAGGTTCATTGAAATATCAAATGGATGATTCATATGCCCATATGCACCACCTTCACTAATCACTTGTTTAGATTCGTAAATGTGTCCGTTTCTTTTACCAAAATCTCTTAATAAAATTCCAGCAGCTGCATTAGCTTCGTTTTCAACATCAGAACCGGTTGAACCATCTTCATATCCACCAATAGTTCCAACTTGTCTTTGTTTAAGGTGTACTAATTCGTGTGCTAATGTTCTAAGAATATCTGGTAAACTTCTATTACTTACATAAACAAATATTTCATCGGTCTTAGGGTCATATCCTCCATAAGATTTAAATGAAGTAGCAAATTCATTATCTTTTACTAATCGTATTCCAAATGGAAATTGGTCTAAAGATAACCTATCTTTTGCAAATTTAATAAACTCACCTATAGTCTGAGCTTTACTTTTTTTTTGCTCTGGAGCTGGAACTTCTTCTTTTAATAACCCCAACTTAATAGACATATCAGTTATTTCTTCATAATCTGTATCTCTTAAACTTCTTTCTACTTCTCTTCTATTTGCATTTGGGTCTGCACATACAGCTGCTCCAATTTTCTTTCTACCAAATGAACCAGCT